GCGCCTTTTGATGCTTGAATGCGCTGCTCGTATACCAGTCGTTCTTGCAGGTTTTTAAGATCAGCGCCGTACAGGCCAGGGTTGTACGCCATGTTCTTTTGCAGGTCAGCTATCTGCGCCTTCAACTCTCCAATAACATCGGCGTCTGCGGTTGGGCGACCGATGTTCAGCATCGCGTCCCACGCGCCCTTCGCAGCGCCCATGACCCCGCGCCACGCTTTTTCGACATACCCCAAGTTGTCAGTCAGCAGAGGTAGCCGCCCCTCCATCGCGTCAGCGTAGGTTTTTTGCGCCAATGCGCCCGCCTCCAGGGTCTTGCCTTGGTATTCCAAGGCCCTGATCTGCTCGTACAAGGATGCAGTCAGGTAGTGGGTTGTTTCGTTGAGTTTTTCGCTGGCATTCACCGGGTCTTTTCCGAGTTCAGCGAACTGCTTTATGGTGTCGCCAACAGCGGCACCTGTGATCTTCTGCATTTGCACGGCCACCGCACTGACCCGCTCGTATTGGGCCGCAGCAATGCCCGCCGTTCCCGCGATGGTTGCGAGTGCTTCAGCGGCTGCGCCAACAGTTCCGCCTGTGCTAGCCGCAACAGCCTGCGCCATGCTGGATAGTTTTGCAGCCGTCAGGCCCGCAGAATCCCCGGTGAGGATAAGAGATTTGTTATATTCTTCTGACTCAGACGCACCCTTGTAGAATGCGGCGCCGAGCAGGGCTATGCCCGCCGCCGCCAGCGTATAAGGATTGATCAACCCAAGGATGTAGTTTGACAAGGCTTTGAACGCATTGCCAACACCCCCAAACACGTCCTTGAGTTGCCCGCCTTGTTGCAGCAGTACCGTCAATGGCTTTTGGCCTCCTTGCAGAGACACAACGATGTCGGTGAATTGGGCTGGTACTTGGCGCAGGGCGGCATTGGTGGCTTTGACGCCCATGCCGTACTCTGTCATCACCTTTCCGGCTTTGGTGAACTCGGCATTGGCTAAGGCTTGCTTGGCTTTGAGCTGGTCGTACTGTGCTAATAGCGGGGCAAGTGCCGTACTGTCAGCGCCAGCCGCTGCCGCTCGGGCGGATATGTAGGCGCTGGTATTTTTACCGCCGGACTCAAGTTCTAGGTTTAGACGTTTGAGCTGTTCTTCAAACCGCTTTGTGGCAGCAGCGGCCTTGGCAACACCTGCATCAGCGCCATCGCCCACCCTTCCCATCGACATCCCGGCCTTGTCGGCAGAGACGGCTACGCCATCAACGGCTTTGGCAATGTCGTTTAACGATTGCTTGGCTTGCCCACCGTTAACAACGATTTCAATCTCGGCACGCTGGTTTGACATTATTCTTTTTTCCGGTGTATTTCAGTCAGTGCCGCTGATTCCATGATGCGTATGTCATCAAGCAAATCAATGCTTAAGTTTTTGCGTTCCATGTAGGTGAACAGCACGTTGTAATCAAGACCTGTTGGGCCGCCCATGCCCGTTCGCCACTGTGTTTGCATTACTGAAAATAGCAAAAATACCTCATGGTTCTCAGGCCATACTTCAAATTCTTGCGCGGCCTGTTGCGCTGCAATGCCCGCCAAAAAGGGGTTGCTTTCACTTTTGGCTGAGGCGTACATAGCAACAACCGCGCCAGTTAGTTTCCCAAGCGGCCTTCAGTGACAGCAACGCGGTAGGTTTCCATGATGCTGTTGGCAACACCGGGGAATTCGTCGCACAGTTGTTGCAGGTTGGGCTTGTTCAATTCGTCGTCAAGGTTCCATCCGTCAAGCACTTGGATTAGGTAGTCTGAATTGGTGTCCCGTGTTTTTTCCATAACATCAGCAATGACTACTTTTTCGTCTGTATCTGTAGGCTTTACACCAGCTTCAGAAAAGATACCGTCCAGGAATTTGCCAAACTCAATGCGGGTTCGGTATTTGAACAAGCACTCAATTGAGCCTTTTGTACCGTCGAGCATGTCAACGGTGACATTGCGCTTGAATGATTTAGGGGTTTGCCCAAGAATGATTTTTGCCATGATTTGCTTTCGTAGGGAGATTTGAAATTGCCCATACCCGCCCAGCGCTCCCTACGAAGGAGACGCTAGGCGGGCGGTACAAACGGGGGTTGGTTAGTAGGAAATTGCGCGGCCAATAACCGTCATTGCGGCATCCACCGTATTGACTTGGTTGTTGTTGAGCTTGGGCATTTCTGATACAGAGATATAGCCGTAGCCATAGGTCATGGCGCCGCCGGATACCACTTGTTTGAAAGCCACTTGTGACAAGTTACGGCTGATGCCTTGCAGGGTGATGTAGGCGGCTTGTGCTGGGTCGTGCGCAAGAGTCATAGTGACGGAAACCGCATTGAAACCCGTCGGGATTTTCAAAGCGTTGCGTTTTGCCAAGAGTTGCACATCGGTAAAACGTGCATCGCCGCCAGAACCGCTGATGGTCAGGACTTGAGGTATCGCCGTCCAGCCGCTGATCTTTTGCGCGGTTCCAACGCCCGAGCCTGAGGGGAAGAAAGACACATTGCTTGTGTCGATACCTGTCAGGCTGAAGGTATCCGCCGTGAGGACATTGACCTTGACAACGGTATTGGTAAGGTCTTCCCAGCCGGTCACTAAAAGGATTTCATCGCCTGTGGTGTAGCCATGAGCTACGCTGGTAGCGACAGCAGGGGACGCATTGGTCAGAGATGTGATGGTTTTGGCGCTAGCAAAGGTTTGGGAAAATTGCTGGCTTGAGCCTTCTGCAAAGTATAAACTCATTTCGAGTCCTTTCGATGTGATTTGCCCGAAAGCGGGCGTTAAAAACCCGCAGTGATTTCTCAAAGCGGGCCATTGGTTTCCCTTTCGGGCATAAAAGAACCCGCACTAGGCGGGTTCGTCTATTGGGTTTGACTTCTATCGAATAGAGGTCACATTGAAGTCTTGCATCGACCCATAGGTCAGCATGTCATGGTCATAGTCGCTGCTTGGTGCGGATACAGGTCTCGCACGGAATACCGTCTGTTGGCTCATGGCAAGTTCAACTTGCAGCATCAAGGCAGATACGCTGCTGCGGGTATCCCCCCAAACATTGACCTGGAAACGCCCCTGTTTTTTGTCGGGCAAACTGCCATCAAGCAATGCCAAGGCTTCACCACCAATCTGCGTGTAGGTGATGTACGGCTTGGCGGTGGTGATCGGAGCCATATCGGGAAAGCAGCGGTTGTCCACTAATCCCTTCAGTGCCAAAAAAATATCCGATTCGACTGTCATTTGGTCAGCTCTTCAACAAGTTTTGCTTTCATGGCTTCAGCCGCAGCGGTTTGTTTTGCGTCATAAGCCGAACGTATGAACGACTTTGGCAACCATTGCACGGGGCCCCCTTTGCGCAGCACGTAGTAAGCGTCTTTAGCGACTTGTGAGGCATTTCTACCCGGCTTTTTACCCTTGGCGCCCGGTCGAACCATCGTTTTGAATTCGCCTTTGCTGTTGTAGTAGACCTGGTAGCGTTGCACCCAGCCAAATTCCAACAAGTGACCGTGTGGCGCAGTTGGTAGTGCCGCACCATCTGCGCTTTGGCCGTAGCCGGTACGCCACGAAACCTTATAGGTAGCACGAACTCCGTCTGCGCTCATTTCAGGAATGAACTTCTGATAAATAGCACTTTTCAGATTGCCCGACTTGGCCGGCGCTCTTAGAACCGCCTCGTTGTAAAACACTTGAGCCCCGGCTTGAGCGGCAGATCGGATAGCGCCATCTACTTTGCTCTCAAGATTTCCCAAAGCGGCGTGTAGCGAGCTAACGTCAAGCGATAGACGCATTGATCACCTCTGCTACCAAATCAACATACGCTTTACGCACATCGGGCTGTACAGCCAAAATGTTGAACACCGTGCCGTCGTAAAGCACCCGCTGGCCTGCGCTAACGACCCTGTAGCGCATTCTGACGCTGACCCTGACTATTGATACGTCCGCACCTGATTTGATCGCTTCAAGTCCCGTCTGGTAACGAACGTCAGCCCATACGCTTGCAACGGTTGTCCAGGCGGTTGACGGCTGTCCTAAATTATCTTGCATCGTCACCTGCGATTGCAGGGTAACCAGGTGGCGGAGTTGCCCTGCGCTCATACGTAAACCCTGTACTTATCAAGCAAGCGGTCAACAAATGTCATCTGGACAGTGGTTGACACGGCACGGACTGAATACGACTCAG